GTTATTTTCGGTATTTAATCCCCCCGTTTAATACGCCTTACGGCGGCTTTATCCCCCGTTAAATGAACAGTCCCCAGGTCTACTCTTTCTTTTATGGCTCTCCTTATTCGTTTACACTCAGCGCAGGGGCAGTAAACCCCATGTTCTATTCCGTTTTTTGGCACTTTTAAACAACCCCTTTAGCAAAAAGGCACTTTTGCCAAATGCCGTAGCTAAACACGAAAAAGCCCCGAACTTCTTTTATTCGTTTCTATACTACCCCCGTATATGCCCAAGGCCAGCCTAATAGACTTTATAGTGGATTATTATCCGGAAAAAGAAACACTCCAGGACTTGGCTCGTAAGATAATTAAAAGCCTTTTTGTAAACCGCAAGCGCGGTAAGAAAATGACGTTTTGTGTAGTAACGGGGGACAGCAGGGAGGGGAAAAGCTGGACGGTCTTAACTATTGCGGACATTATCTTAAACGAGGAGGGGCTGGACTTTGTGGACCACGTGAACGACACCGTTATTTATACGCCCTTGGAATATCAGCAAAAAATGAACGCCATTTTATACGAGAAGCGCCTTAAAAAGCTGTACGTGGCTATCATGGACGAAGCCCGAGAACTGGTTAAAGCGAAAAAATGGCAGTCTATTATTAACCAAGTTATAGCCGACGTAAACGCCATGGCTGGCCGTATTAAAATACTTGTGTTTTTTGTGGTTACTCAGGCGTTCAGCGATATAGACAAGACCAGCCGCCACACTATAACCTATTATGCGACTTGTTACCGTCCTTTAAAGCAACGGGTTAAATTTGAGATTTTTAAGGTTTACAAGGACGACAGGGACCTGGAGAACGTTAAGCTTAAGAAGCGGAGAATTTACGGTTTTGTGCGGGTGCATAAGCCGGGCAAGCCGGTTAAAACCATTTTTTACATGCCTAGCGCTTTCCGTTTTGCGGTGCCTAGAAAAGCAATTACGGACATTTACGAGCCGGAGAACTTGGAAAAGAAAGGTAAAATTATTAGGGAAAAATTGGACCGCATGCTTAAAGAACTGGAGAACGAATTTAAAGACAGTTATAGCAAGGTAAACAGTATGGTAGAATGGTATATAGACCACCCGGACCAGTTAAACTTATTTATTAAAAGAAGCCGGGGTAAAATTTCTATTAAGCCGGGCTTTAAGAAAATGCACGACTTGAGCAACGAGGAAGCCCGGGAATTTAAGGAAAGATTATTAGAAAAATTGACTAGTAGGGGGTTAGCTGATGTTTCTAAAAAACAAGAGCAAGAGGGGTAATTTTGGCGACGTGGGGCATTTTGAGGAAAGCATAAGCCAGTTTACTTTAAACCCGGATTATTACGCGCACTTGGCAATAGAGCAAGCTATTTATGCTATTCCTAACGCTATGAAAGAGAGCCGCAAGGACGGGTTTATAGCGCTCATTATTGCGGTGGACCAGCTGGAAAACATAGCGGTTGCTAAGGGGGCCTTGGACCCGGAGGACGAGGCTTACAGGGAGGACGTTAAAAAGTTTTCCCAAGAATTAAAGCCGGAAGCCTTGGGCGAGGAATTAAGACAGGCTAAAATAGCGAATTACAAGCTAAGGCTTTTAATGGGCTTAATGTTCAGCGGGTCGCTATCTAAAGGGGAATTGCCGGTTTAGGTGTAACGGTTGCACTTATAAAGGTATTTATAAAATATTAGCCCCAAGTATGGCATGCGGGGAAAGCAGAAACCTATTTATATGGGGGCGCAGTCTACGGCTAGAATTCCCACCCGCGGCGCTGTTAATGAGGACTGGGAGCTTTTACTGCAAGGGTATGCCACGGCTTATGACGGTTTAAGCGGGGGGCTTTTAACCCCGGACCCTAGGGTCATGGCGCAAGCCAGCGCCAACGAAATTAAAGCCCGTTTTTATGGGCTAAAAATTGCTTGTAAGCGAAATCAGTCCCGTTTATTGCCGACTATTAAAAAACTTGAAAGTATTGCCTTGGCGAATAATGCGGGCAGAATGGGGGACAGAACGGCTTTAAACGAATTAAAAAAAGTGGTTTATTCTAACGGTTTAAATCCGGGTGTTTTAATGGTTGCTGAACAGCACGTAAACGCCGCCGAGCAACGGGTAGCCATGGCTGCGCACGCGGTTAAAAACCGCGGTTATGCTCCCACGACTATGAGGACGAAGGGAAGGCCCGGTATGCCCATGGGCGCGCCTAGGAGGTCCAGCCCTAGAACGGGTAAGGTGTCGCCCATGGGTCTACTTAATGCCTTGTTTGGCACGCCGTTAGATAGAAAGACGAGGGGGCGGTTTTAATGATTGCGCCCTTGGTTGCGGCGGCTATAGCAATAGGCGCGGGTCTTGTGGGGGCTTATGTTTTCCCGCAAGCCTCTAAGGCTTACGCTTTAAAACAACAGCCGAGTAGCGCCCAGCGTTTCCAGCGGGCTAACCCGCAATTAACGGCGGAGGCTAGCGCGGCGGGTTACTCTTATAGTGCGGAGGTAGCGAGCCGGAGGGGTACGCCTATTCCTTTCCTTAGCACGCCAGAAGCCGCGTTTACAACTGAAAGCATTATAAGGGCTTTTCCGGGTAGCCAGTTTATAGGGGGACCCAGCGGGGAATACGCTTTTAAAAAAGGCGCTACGAATTATTTTTTAAAGCGAGGACTTAGCCAAGCACAAGCGGAAAAGAGAGCGGGCGAACTTGCCGCGGTTGAATATAAGGGCGCTGGTGCTGGCGAAGTCGCGGGGGTTTTAATTCCGTCAGGTAGCGCAGAAATAATGGGCGCTACGCTCACAAGCAAGTTTTTAACTAAGGCGGTCCCAGCAACGGCAAAATTAACAACAAAGCAAGCGGCTAGCGCTATAACTCGGGCCGCCGCTAAAGGCATTACGGCGGCTGGTGTTTATGAGGGGGCGGCTACTGAGGTAGCGCAAGCGACAGCTAGAAGGCGCCCAATTACTCCAGAAAGTTTAGCGACTGCGGGCGCTATTGGTGGCGTTTCTGCTGGGGGGATAGGTACGCCTATAGCCCGCTGGAGCATTACACGACCCACAACTAGCAAGGCAGGGCTAGTCATGGCCCGGCTAGTGGACCCGTACGAATACCCTGGCGATATTTTGGGAGAGCAATTTTTGAAAAGGACAGGTTTTCAAGGGGTGCGCTTGCTGGTAATGACACCAGCTTTAACCCCCGAAACGACAACCGGAAAAGGTAAAGGCAGGGGGAAAGGTAAAGGCAGGGGAAAGGCGGGCGTTCAAACTTTTGGAATTGTGCCGACGGACACCCAGGCGCCGACGCAAACCACGGCCACTACCCCAATCGCGGTAACCACACCAACGCCGACCACTACGCCGACGCCCACCCCAACCACAACCCCGACAAGTGTCCCTATCCCCGCGGGTGTGCCGACCACTACGCCGACACCGACGCCAACCGAAACACCAACACCAACACCAACCGAGGAGCCAATAACACAACCAACCCCGGTAGAAACGCCGACACCCACACCCACGCCAACAGTTACCCCAGCGGTTACCCCGATTCCAACGCCTACCCCCGTAGCTAAATTCCCGCCTCCGCTTATTCCAGGTTATCCACCAGGGGAAAGCGGTTTTCCCCTAAGAATAGGCACAAGGCAATACTATAGCGAGCTAAGGAGGGCTAGGCGCTTGCTTGGGCAACTGTAGGGGGTTACTATGAATAATAAGGGGCAAGTGGCATATTTTTTCGTTTTCGTTTTTGTAGCGATAGGATTACTTTTTCTTTTCGCCGTGGCTACGCCTTTTTTGCAAACTTTTAATATTGAGGCGTATAAAGTAGGAGAAACAATAATTAACGACGCGCAGGGCGACATAGACGAAATACAGAACACCGAGGTAAGGGAAAGTATTGACGGTCTTTTAACCGCGCAACAGGAAAGCATGGAAGGGCAAACCGACGTTTTAGGCGTATTCTTTCAGTACGGTTGGATAATTATTATTGTCGTGCTTGTGCTGTTAATCTTTATGGCGACAAGGCAAACGGTAGAAAGCGAGGTAAGATAATAGGTTAAAGGGGGTGGCTTTTGTGGCGAAGAAAAGAAAGACAACACGAAGGCGCAGAAAAAGAAGGTAAGGGGGGCTTTTATGCCGTGCAACTGGATTAAACCGCAGCGCAAGAAGCGGAAAAAGCGCAGAAAAAGGTATTAATATGTTTACTGGAGGGGCTAGGCTTGGAAAAAAAGACAGCGTTAAGGGTTTTAATAGTCTTGTTTCTAGTTTTGTCTAGCCTTTCCCATGCGAGCGCGGCGGTAACTTGTAAAACGGGTTTTGATAGGTGCCGTATTATTACGGTTACCAACAACAACGGAACACCTTTAGACAACTATAATTTTAGGATAAACATTCCCTACTATGTTGGAATGAACGACGACTTAAACGACATTCTAATAACGTCTTTAGACAAGAGCATAGATTTAAACCTTTGGAAAATAGACGTAAGCACGGGCAACGACGCAAACGTATGGTTCACTATTTCGCATATTGACGCCACCGACAGCAACCAATACCTTTTAAACTACGACAAGGCAGGGCAAACAGATGTAAGCAACCCCAGCGCCTTATACGGCATTTTTGATAGTAACACTTTTAGCGCTAATAGCAAGCTGGACGGCAACAACTTTTACCACACCATAACAATTAACAACGGAATAACGGTTACCTCGGACGCCGCCTATATCTCTGCTTATCGCATAATCCTACAAAACGGGGCAACCGTGAACGCCAACGGGCAGGGCGGAAGCGGAGGCGGCGGAGGCTCTAACGGAAGCGAAGGCGGAAAAGGCGGTAATGAAAACGGAAGCGCCGGAGGCGACGGTAGCGGAGACGGTGGCGGTTGCGGTGGCGGCGGTGGCGGCGGCGGAGGCTACGGTACCGACGGAGGAAATGGAGGCGAAGGCGGGGACGGCTTTTTATGCACCAGCCCCGGGGCCGGGGGGTCCGGCGGAACCTCAAGGGGTAGTAATTCAAGTAAAAGCATTTTAGAGGGCGGCGCCGGAGGCGGAGGCGGAGCTTCTAGGGACGCCGGTTCTTTTTATGCTGGGGGGGCTAACGGAGGGGACGGTGGTTCTTATGCTTGGCTCCAAATTTATGACATAGACATTAACGGCACCCTTCAATCCCAAGGGGGGGCAGGAGGCAACGGGGCTAACGCAAACGGCGCCGGTAATGGAGGGGCCGGAGGCGGCGGAGGGGGAGGCTCCGGCGGAGGCTTCCTTTTTATAGGTTTTAACGTGGACTTGGCGAACACCGCGGTTTTAACGGTTACCGGCGGCTCCGCTGGGACCGGGGGTACCGACTCGGGCGGGGACCCAACAAGGGACGGGGATAACGGCTCCAGCGGAGGCGGGGGACGCTTAAAGTATTTTGCTGAAAACAATTACGCTAATAATGCCACCGAGAACTTGGGGGGCGGCACAACTTACAACAACACAACCACCAAGTTTAGACCGTTTTGGGGGGCTAGCGGGAGCATAGACGAACAGGACCCGAATATTAACGCGGCAATAGGCTCCGAGGTCGGAACCCCGGACTTAAACGTGGTCCGGCCTAACGGGGGCGAGCATTTATTTAATTACTTACAGGACATAGACTTTAACGTAAGCGACGTGGACAGCGGCGAACTGCACGCCTTAATTGCTTGGTCCACGGCCCAGGGAGCCTTTACCAATACCATAGTAGCCGACCTAAACCTAAACAACCACGCCAGCCTTAGTTATCTGACTTGCACGGGCATTAATTGGTCCACGGCGCAGTCTTGTACTTACGACTGGAATTTAGCCAACCCTTACGTGGCGGACTATTCAGCGTACTATATTGATGTAAACGTTTGGGACACCGATACGGTTTTATGGGGGGAGGACAGCAGTAACGCCAGCTTTGACGTAAACAAGTACGACGTAAACGTTTTATATGAAGACTATAACGTTTACGACGGGAATTACTATGTTTCCGACCTCACTTACGACCTCAATTATAGGTGTAGCTTGCCCGCTACCTTGTGGGTATTGCTTGACGGCGAAACCAAGGACACCTATAACCTAACATGCGACAACACCGCAAGAACCATAAGCGACAGCTTAGATTTAAACAACGAGGGCTTTTTTAACGCCCGCTTTCAGTTAAACGCTTTTGACGCCAGCGACGACTTTAACGCCGGGGACCAAAACTTTTACGCGGACCTAAACGCCCCCGACCTAAACGAGTACGGCTTTATTTTTGACGAAGGATTTAACGTTACCTTGGACGGCTTAGCATATCTTTTATGCAAGGACACTATAAGCCCCTTGCTTCATTACGACCTGAACATAAACGACGCCAACGTTATAGACGACTGGAACGCCACCGACACAAACGTACAGGCGGCTTACCCCGTTCCCGGTGTGGGCACCATTCAAGTAAAGGTTAGATGCACGGACTTGGCGGGAAATACAAGTTATGCTAGTTATTCGTTTCCCATTATTGCCTTAACCTTTTACTTAATAGACGAGCCAACCGGCGGCGTTTTTGACTTAAACGACGCCAACGGGGCAAGGGTTTATATTCCCGAAACCAGCACGGAATACGACTTAAAAACCAACGGAAAAACAAACATTAGTTTCATCACTACCAGCCACCCGAGAATACGCTTTGAATTCGTTTACAATAATCCGCCTGGTAGCGACATAATAATAACCCGGGACTTTAACACCGTGGTTTTAACCGGCTCTGACTTAAACGAGTTAAGGGTATGCGCCGACGAATTAACCAGTTTTTACGAGCAACTGTTTATTAGTAGCGCGGTGCGTCGAGTGCTGGTAAGAAATATTTATAGCGACTGCTACGTTTTAGCGGACTATACGGACATAGTCTACGAGGACAGTTTAAGCAATAAGGCTTTTACTATAGACATGCTTTACAGCATTACAACCAGCGACGGCGAGGAAACCATTATTTTAGGGTCCTTGGACGGCGCCCGGGCCAGCGTTATTAACTTGGACGTCCTAGAATTTAAGCGCAGAACTTACCCCTTTGAATTAGAAACCGACGAGGTAAGCATGGAAAAAGTGGACGAGAACACCATTTTAATATACTATTATAATCCAGCGCAAGACAATAAGAGCGTAACCTTTAAGATTTACGACGGGGCAAACCTCATTTTTACGGAAACCGAAACAAGCACCCCCAACGAGGTAAGCGTTTACTTTGACTTTAGCACGCTAAGCATAGACGCAAACATGCTTAAAATTGAGGTAGTTAAAACCTTTGAGGACGACACCACCGAAACCATAACCCGGTACTTTACCTTACAGGGCGCCACCGGAATTTTAAACCCGGTAATGGCGGCAATTATCGCTTTAGCTATAACCATTTTTTCGCTTACCTTCGTAAGCTATCGTGCGGCCCTTGGCTGGTTCGGATTATTCGGCATATTGATAGCCTTAGGGGTTACAGCCCTAGCAATAAGCACGTGGTACCTAGTGTTTATACAAGCCATGCTAGTAATAATACTCATATTTATCGGGCTGGTCTATAAAGAGGAAGGGCTGGGGGTGTCTTAAAATGAGTAGCATGAGCGCACTTAAAGCAATTTTAACCATTCAACTATTCTATGCTTTCGCAATAACCTTAATTATTTATTCCGTTCCGGCTTCGGATGTTGGAAGCCTAGAAATGTACGAGGAGCCAGCCGAGGAGGTAAACATAACCAGCATAGAAAGCCAGGTAAGGGAAAGCACCCAGCAACAGGTAAACGTGCCTTTAGTGGATTTAAGCAGTTTAGTTTTTTTCTCGGGCAACGTAATAGTGGACTTAATGCTTAATTTTGTGCTGGCCGTGCCTCAGATGTTCGTTTTACTGGTGTCCTCGTTTACGCTGTTCTTGCCTATTGACGCCGTTATAACCCAGCGGGTAGCATGGTTTATAGGCGCTTTTGTGGGCGTAATGTATTTCTTGGGCATTATTGCCTTTTTAATGAACATAAGAACGAGGGGGGTTATCTAAATGTCCACTTATTTAGATGCCTTAAATTTTCTAGCGGAAAACTTGGGCATGGGTTTAACGGACATAATCATAATTTTAACCCTTTTAGGGTGCGCCATTTTTGCGGCTAAAGAGTTAAGGCTGGGGCTGATTATCGCTTTTGTTTTAATAGGCGGCGAGTACGTGGTATTTTATTTAACGGGTTTGCCTTCATTTAAAGCGCTTATTACTACGGTAATGCTTGTGGTGGCCCTTACTTTAAGTCTTTATATTCCGCACAGCAAAAAGTACGGGGGTATTGTATAATGTACGAAACAATCGGTTTAATCGCGCTGTTTGCTTTAATGGGAATATTCCTTTTAAAGCTGTATAACCTTAGCCAGTCAGCTGAAAAATTTAACGCTTTCGTGATATTCGCGGGCTTCATTTTAAGCCTTATTTTTTGGTACCTTTTCCTGGCGTCTTTTGCGTCCAGCTTGGCGCTGGAAACAACCATAGACACCGGCTCCAAAACGCTTTTAATCACGGACAACCTTTACGTGGCTTACTTACAATTCCAACAGGTAGCCAACATTTTATTTATTTTAAATACGGTGCTGTCTATCTTAGAGGTAATGCTTTTATACCGAAACCTCTTTATAACGCCGCGAGCCGCAAAATTCGCTAAAAGACAGGTGTAACGTTTCACTTGAAAGGATATTTATTAAACGCCCGCATAATTTAGTTAAATAAACTATAGGGGGGTAAAAAGACCATGTACGAAGAAGAAGGCTTTGTAGAGCAGAACGTCGGCGCGGTTATTACGCTAATAATCGGTGTCGGTGTGGCTTCGCTTGTGCTTATCTTCGTCGGTGCGCTGGGTGGGCAAACATATAACCTTGTGGAAAGCGACATAGCCAGCATTAGCGACGCCAACATTCAGGCCGACGTGGAAAGCGCGGTAAGGTCCGGCTTTGATGCGCTGGAAAAGACAGGTAGCTACCTGCCGCTTATCGTGCTAGCTATTGTTATCTTCTTGGTGCTTTCGCTGGTTGTGGGCCTTGGAAGGGGCACCACTTACTACGGCGGCGGCGCTCTCTAAGGGCAGTAGTGAGCAAGTCAGCAACTAGCGGGGCGACTTGGACGCCCCGCGTTTCTATTTTTTATTTAATTAGATTAGCCCCAAGGCTTTAGCCCGGACAGCCGCAAACGTTTTATTGTTGATTTTAACCCGGGCCGGGATATACTCTGCGTCCAGCGCCCGCTTAAAAAATTCCTTCATTTTATTGGGGTCCGTAATAATCCGGCGCAAAAATAAGGCGTTTTTCCCATTATGCTTGGCTATCTGGCAATAAATTTCTAAGTGGTCTAAGTCTATTGGTTGCGCGTCCGGGTCCTTTGCCGGTTTACTTTCGGCTGATTTAGGCTCCATAATCTCCCCCCAGCTGGCCGTATATTTCCCCGGCTTTTTCCACTAATTCGGACACCACGCCCTTAACGAATAGCTTGTTTATTTCCACTATGTAATCCCTTAGGGCTTTAAGTTTTGGCACGTCTTGACCCATTACGGCGTCATATTTTTTGGTTAAATCAGCGTCTTTAAAATCCTTGACTTTTTCTTTTAAAGCCACGGTTTTAATATGGGTTCGGTCCACCCAAAAACGAATATTGGTGATATGGGCGGCTAGCTGTTCGGCTTCTTGCCCTGGGATTTTTTCTATGTCGCCTTTTTCCAGCGCGTCCTTATACTGCCGTTCTAGCCTGAACATGAGGTTACCGTAATTGGCGTAGGCGTTTGTTAAGCTTTCCACGTCGTTAAAGTAGGTTACAATGTAACCCGCGGCGCTAGCTTGTGCTTGTGTTGCCATGCGAAGCCCCCGGCTTTAAATATGTTTCTTCCAAGTATTTTTTATAGCTTGTGAGCCTTACAACCGCCAAGCCGTCGTAAAAAACTATTATTATTAAGGCGCCCACGCTTAAAAACTCTATTTGACTGGTAACAACTAGAACAGCGACAATATTAAGCGCTATGTCCCGGAAATAACCGTTTAAAATCCTTATGCTATCTATTGCGGCTTCTTTTGGCGTTATTTCCTTACGGGGGGCGCTCCGAGGCGAGCGCCTCGACAGCAGGGCGCTTAAATCAACCAAGGTGGACCCCCTCTTTTTCCGCCAAGGAATTTAAGGCCCGGTCCACTATTACGTCGTTTGTGGCGTTAAGGTGTGGCTGGGATTTTTTAAGCGCGTTTTTCAGTCTTACTAGCTTGTTATGGGTCTTATCCTTTAAGTAGACCATGGACATAGCCTTAATTTATATACAAAATGCTTATATAACTTTGTGTTATATATTTAGGCATGCAAGCGCCCGCTTATTCGCCGTCGCCCCCGTCTTGGGAAAGCTATTTAAGCGGGGGGCTGTTTAACCGGGACGTAGACAAAACCTTTGTAGACAAGGTCCTAGACCGGCAGGGCGTAGAACGCTTGAAAGAAATAATGCGGAAAGATGTTTTAAATCGCGAGGACTTGCTAGAATTGCTTTACTTAATGGGGGCCGTGGAAGCGAAGCTTGTTAATTTTGGGGAATGGGACAGGTACCTTTTAGGGAAATATTACGCTTGGATTAGGGACTTTGTGGCTAGTGCGGAATTGCATTACGACTTACTGGATGCCATAAGTAAGGGCGAGGTAAAGGTAAGCGCTAAGGCTATGAAAATGCTTAATAAAATAAAGTACATGCTTAACCACGACATAAAGTTTTTAGTGGACGTTTATTTTTTCCTTGCGAGGTCAACGCTTTCCCTGGGGGCTACTGGCTTTGATACTTTAACTAAAAGCCGCTTTGAATACTTTTACCCCCAGCAACAATTAGAGCAAAAACAGGAGGGGAGGCGGATTTCTTTTAATCCTTTTCAACGTTAAGGAGGGCATGGCATGCGTTTAACATGGTTTAAATTCGGGGTTTTGAGCACCTTAATTTCTACGGTGGTGTCTTTTCTTTACATGCTTATAGGCTTACAGTTTTATTATACCACCGGCGAGGTCTTTTTAGGTGTTTCAATAATCTACATGCAAACACTTACAATAATGCTAGTTTACGGTTTAAGTCGCTGGGACTTAGGCTAAAGGGGGTTTTTTCATGGGAATATTAAACGTATTCAAAATAAAAAAATTAGCCGCGCTTTTATTCTGCGCCTTTTTACCAACCATTTTATTCTTATTCGGCATGCAGTCTTACGGGTTTATTTACGCCTTGGGTTTTTTTGCCGCGGGCGCGGCTCTAGCCGTTTTACTGGCTAATAAATTGCTGGCTAACCCGTTTACGGACATGCTGGAGGGAAAAGGCTTACTTGTGCTTACTTTGGACAGCACCGGTATTATTCCGTCGTTTATTGCCAGAATTGTACCCCCAAAAATAGAGGCTAAGTTTATGGGAAAAGAAATACATGATTTTTTTGACCGGAACATTATTCACTATTTTAAACCCCCGATACCGGCGCAGGTAATAGAAACAACCGAAACCGTGGAAACCGTTAAAGAGGATGGCTCCATAGAAAAAACCGAGGAGGACGTGGTAATAATTAAACTGCCTAAAAAAAACGAAGCAGATAGCATTATGTCGTTAAACCAATACCCGACCCTGATTTACAATAAAAATCTACAAACCTTTTTAACGAAGGAGCAACTGGCAACCCTTGAAAGCGAGGTTTTTATAGACCACACCGTTTTATACCTGCTTAAAAAGGTTGAAGAATTAACGAACAGCGTAAGGGACTTTACGCGGTACATAGTGGACCAGTCAAAACCAGGGCTATTAAATAAATTGCTGAGTAGCAGCTGGGTAATGTGGCTCATTATCGCGGTGGTAATAATAGTGGTGGGAATACTATTATTTCCCATGATTAGCGAAACATGGGCCACGGCAGCGGGTAGCGTAGCCCAGCAAAACCCGCACGCCATTAACCCAAGGTAGGTTTTAGAGTGTTTGACGACGAAAAACCCCAGTTTAAAATCCGGGTAGACGGCGACGAATACTTAATAGACTTAGAAACCAAGGTAAAGCGAGGTTTAATGCTTACGGCTTTCCGCAAGGCGCAGGGCCGGTTTAATGTTAAAACCCGGTTGCCCTTGGAAGCCGACAAGTGGAATGTGCCGCCAACTTATCTAAATTTTTTAAACAAAAAAACGCGGCCTATTCTCTTGGACGTGGAAAAGCAAGTTAAGCGCAAGCACCCCACTTTTAAAGTGCTTTCCAGCAACCTTAAAAGCTGTAAATTTGAAAAATTAAACGAGGACTGGTTTAAGGCTACCTTAATTTTTGCGGGGTTGTGCCGTGAATGAATACTTTATTTTTCAGTCTTTAGCCTTTTTGTCCTTGCTTTTAATGAGTTATACGGATTTAAGGCGGGGGGTTGTGGACCAGCGTAAAAATTCTTTTATGGTCGGAGCCGTTTTAACTATTTTGCTGGTTCGGGAAGGCGACATATTTTTTTATTTGGGTAGCCTAATAGCGACTATTATACTGGTTTTTGCGGTTAAAAAAAGAATAGGGGCGGGGGACATAAGCGCCCTTTTTTGGCTTGTCCCCGGCTTCGCGCTTTTTCGCCTCACGTATGCGGGGGGTTTTTTACTAGTATTCTTGGTGGCTTACCTCTTATTTAATATTTTGGTACACCCATGGCTTAAACAGTATTACGCGGAAGCCCAGCAGAAAGCCGGAAAATCCCCCGCTATGCCCATTATTTTAGCGGCTTTCGGGGTAACCACGTGGGCGATTAATTCGGGGCTTTTATGAGGTAGCACTAGGAAAGAAATAATAAAAATAAGGGGGGTAATAATAGCATGCGGAAGGGGTTAATAATAGGGGGGCTTTTTATGGCCCTCTTATTGCTTAGCGGTTGCTCGGGGTCCGGGAAATGGTATGTAGCCATAGACGACATTAACTTTAACGACATTAATTTTGAGGACCTAAACATAGACTTAAACCTTTACTGGAGCAAGGTAAACCCGCCCTTAGGCGAATTAATAACGGCAAACATGCCGGGCGGAACGCTTACCGCGACGTCCAGCGGTGGCACCATAGAAATTACGGGGACCGACGCCACCGACGCCCTTAATTTTGACGTGAACACCCCGGGCCTAAATCATAACGACTTAGGAGGCTTGCAGGGCGGGCAAGCCGGGCAATACTACCATTTAACGGCATCCCAGCATGGAAATTTACACCCAGCGCATAGCGACGACCAAAACCTTTTTTTAACCGTTAATGCAGATAGCGGGAGCCTTACCGCCGACAATAACGAGGACGACTTAAACATAGTGGGCGGCATAGACATTAATACGGTTATTGCTGGCGGGGTTTTAACCGTGAATTATACGGGGACCGGCGGGAGCGGCGACTTAAACGACACAAACGCACAAACCGCTTGCTTAGACGGCAACTTTTTAGACGGGAGCGGGGCATGCGTACCTAATACCTTTATTTCCGAATACATAGACACGAATCTTTATAATTTAGGGGTTTTAAGCGATGGAAATGTTTTTTGGGTGGACTTAAACACGGTGGGGGATATAAACGGGTTTAGGTTGTGCATTAACGGGGACTGTATTTTAAGCTGGGACGACGTAAACACTTACGAGGCAACCCTGGACGGCAACCTTTACAGTTTAGAGGTTTTAAGCGACGGAAACGTTTTTCAGATAGACCTTAACACTATAGGCGACGTAAACGCTTTCCGCTTGTGCATTAACGGGGACTGTATAGGGGCATGGGCGGACGTGAACACTTACCCCGTGGCTGTCTTAGACGGAAACCTATATGGTTACGGGTGGGCTGATGTTTTAACCGATTTTTGGCTTAAAGACATTTACCCGGAGAACGACCCAGCTTACAGCGGAGGCGGCTATTTAGGGGTAAGTGTGGGCAACGACGAAAACCGCTTTAGGAATGTTTACGCAAAACAGCACGCCACCGGGCTTTTAGCGCAAGCCGACTATTCTTTCCAGCCTTTTACGGTGGACCGAAGTAACTGGAATTACGCATGGAATAGCCCGGCAACTTACCAGAATTTTCGGGAATACAAAAGCACAGGTTACTCCGTGTATCAAACTGAGCCGGGTTTAATAAACAATATTCGGGACTTGAACGCGGCGCGGACCGGCTCCCTTACCTTTGTGAACGCTGAACGCTTTGAATGGACTCGAATTAACGAGGACCGGGAAGCCGACGTAAACCAAGAGGGGCATTACCTCGACTATTACGGGCATTCCAACGTAGACGAGGACCTGACCGCAGCGCAAACACGTTACGCCGTGCATGACACCGGCATAAGCTATAATACATATAACGGGGTTGTGCAAATTACGCCGGTGCCGCCCGGAGCGGGTTGTGATATTATTAGCGTAACCTTTGACGAAAATCTGCCCATTAGCTTTAGCTATTCGGTTACTTTAACTGGGTATAGCGCCTTAGCCGAGTTTGGGTTTCCTGAACCGCAACTTGGGACTATGCACACGGACGGAGTTATAACAGGGAAAACCGCTAGTGGATTTACCGGGGAGGGTCATTATACTATTTACGACGCCTTTGGGCGTATGATTTTTAACCCGACCACGGGCCAGCCGGGGGAATGGTGTAATATTACTACTTTAATGATGGACATGGTATTTGTTTCTAGTGTAATACGGCCCATTGATTACCAGTTAGAGGTGTACCAAGGCATTCACACCATTCGGCCAAGTCAAACGTATGTGCCCCTGTATACGCCGGTGGGGCGATAATTCTAGGGTTATGCCTATGGACAGCACCAGCTTAAAAGCGGTTATTGTTTTGCTTGTTTTGGGTGGGGTGTATTATTATGGGTATATTACCGGCAGTCAGGCGGCTTTAATTGATTGCGAGCGGCCCGTCGTGGACTGCCCTTTTTTTTTGGACTATAACGACGTGGTTAGGGTAGCCCTTGACGCTGATTTTAACGTAAAGAATGATAAAAATTCTTTGGTTATGCCGCGTATTTTACCGACTTAACAAAACCTTTATATGTAGGTAGGTAGCATATATATAAAATGAATATAAGGAGGTTGGGAAAGAATGAGGAAAGCTGTAATAACGAAGGATTTGGTTGTTAAGCGTTTGCGGGAGGGTTATTATTCTTTTTCTGCTTTGAACGTGAATAAGGTGTTTAGGGCTGATTTGAAAAAGATTAATTTTGACCTGTCGGGGGCTAACCTGTCGGAGGCTGACCTGTCGGGGGCTAACCTGTCGGGGGCTAACCTGTCGGGGGCTAACCTGTGGGAGGCTAACCTGTCGGAGGCTGACCTGTCGGGGGCTAACCTGTCGGGGGCTAACCTGTGGAAGGCTGACCTGTCGGAGGCTAACCTGTGGAAGGCTAACTTGCGGAATGCTGAATTTAATTGTGTGTTTTGTAAAACTAAAGTTTTCAAAGCACAGAGAAAATATATTATGGAGGAAACAGATTTGTTTGAAGTCGTAGATTAAGAAGGTCGGGAAAGCAAAAAAAAATGGGAGCGTGAAATGGAATGAGAAAAGGAGAAGTCATAACGAAGGAATTGGTTGTAGGACGCTTGCGGGAAGGGTTTTATTCTTTTTCGGGTTTCAGGGTGAATAGAAATTTTCGGGTTGATTTGGAAAAGATTGGTTTTGATTTGCGGGAAGCGGATTTGCAGAAAGCGGATTTGCAGAAAGCGGATTTGCAGAGAGCGAATTTGCAGAAAGCGAATTTGCGGGGAGCGAATTTGTGGAAAGCGGATTTGTGGAAAGCGGATTTGCGGGAAGCGGATTTGCAGAGAGCGAATTTGCGGGAAGCGAATTTGCGGGAAGCGGATTTGCGGAAAGCGAATTTGCTGAAAGCGAATTTGTGGAAAGCGAATTTGCGGGAAGCGAATTTGCAGAAAGCGGATTTGCGGAAAGCGAATTTGCTGAAAGCGAATTTGCGGGAAGCGAATTTGCAGAAAGCGAATTTGCGGAAAGCGAATTTGTGGAAAGCGAATTTGTGGGAAGCGGATTTGCGGGAAGCGGATTTGAATTGTGTTTTTTTTAAAACGCTGGTTTCAAAAGAACAACGAAAACACATTATGGAGGAAACAGATTTGTTTGTCGTGGATTAAAAATGGTCGGGAAAGCAAAAAAGGCATTTGGTGGATAGGCTTTGAACTATTCAGAAACCATACGCTTGATATTAAGCGGGTTTGGCTTTTTTTGCCCTGAAAACCAAAAAAAAGAGGAGTAAGTGATTTTGGAATGATAGATTGGAAGGGGTTGGTTTTGAGAATGAACTTGGAAAGGAGGGAAAAGGAAATGGGAAAGGATAAAGTCGTTTATAAATATCTGGAAGAAATAAACAAACGCCCAGGAAAAACGAAACTTAAATGCCAGAATTGCGGGTACTTGTGGCGGTATAAGGGCCGCGGGTTTTACGCGACTTGCCCGAAATGCTTGTATAAGGTGAACGTGAAAAAGGCGGTGGTGAAGTGAGTATGCCTTTTTCGGAGATTAGGCGGCAGGTCCGCGAGGAAAGCGCCCAGGATTATGCGCGTTTTTGTGAAACCGCGGCGCGTTTTTCGGGTAGAATTGAACGAGAACAGGAAAGACGGAGGGCTAAAAATGAATGACGAACTTGGAAAAGCTCTTTTAATAGAAATTCAGTTTTTAAGCGACATATTGGTAGGGGCAAATGAAACCGATTTCAAAAAAAAACCCCTTTTAAAAAAGGCGCTTAAAACCTTGAAAAAAAAGAGAAATGCTTTAAAAGGACTGCATTAAAATGTCGGTTGAAAACTCAGCGGAAACGTACCCCATAGAAAGGGTTATAGGCGTCCGGGTCCTAAAAATTAAAGGCGGCGAGGTCGCCGAAATAAAAGAAAAGGAGGACTAAAAAATGGAAGATTGGGAAAAAAGAGCAAAAGAGGAGGATATCTCAAGCGGTAGCGGGCTACCGGAAGGGGACACCTACCTTTATTTTACCGACATAGCGGACTATAAGCGCATTAACGACGAGTACGAGGGTGAAAAAACTATCCGTTTCTTGGTTGAATTTAAAGACCCGGAAACGCCAAGCCTTTACTTACCAAAAAGCGTTTTTGGCAAGATTACTGAGGCCCTAGACGAAAGAGAGAACGACCCTACCGTGGTGGGTATTCGGGTTACAAGGCAGGGAAAAGGCAAAACAACCCGTTATACGTCGGTTATTCAACGAAAAACCAAGGTAAATGGGAAAAAGAACGCGCTTAAAGGCGCTTCTTAAAATTTGTGTGGTGCGGTGTGCGGTGTGAAACTGGAAAGGAAAGATAAAAGACTATAGGAGTAGTATTATGTATACAAATATAGTATTTTTCTTTTATTCTTCTTTTCTCATTTCACACACCGCACAACACACAAAAAAAATTTATGTTTCACACACAAAAACGGAGGCGGTGAGCCATGGACAAAAAAGTTAAAGAGGTCCTTTTAATCATTAAAAACGTGCATGAAAGCGGGGCCTTTACCTTTCCTTTAAAGCAAGTAGAAACCATTTTAACCGAAAAATACGGTTTTGACTTGTCCCGCAACGTGCGCCCCAAAATTACTTATTTGCTTGATAGGGGGGTTTTAAAGCCGGTAAACGTTAAAGCGGGCATCTATCGCATTGACTTGGAGGTTTTGGGTGAGGTTTTGGGGGACCCTGGTCTTATTGCGGAGGGCCGGGAGCGAAGGGAGGCGGAGCGCGAGCGCGATAAAGCCGCGGTTTCCTAGGTCTTAGAGCAAGAAAAAAAAGAGGCGGTGAAAAAAGAATGAGGAAAAAAGAAGCTGTTTTTGAAACAACGTATTTTCGCATAGGCGTGTGGGAAAAGAAGCCGAAAACTTGTGTTTATATTGTTCAAACTGACAGAGATACTCTCGGATTCATTAAATGGTATGCTCAATGGAGGCAGTATGCTTTTTTTCCTGAAACGGACACTTGGTTTAGTAAAGGCTGTCTTGAAGCCATAAACGAGTTTTTGGATTTGGTTAATAAAAAGAGAGATTATGGGGCGAACAATCTAAAAGGGAGAGAGGTGAGAGGTTGAATGGTGGTTGTCCTTATTGCGATACGCCAATAATAAGATTTGAAGCATAACCATGATTATACGGAGGCTTTAATTATGGGTGTTCGTCTTACTATCCGGCAAGAACAGCGCGAGGCCGCGCGAGAACTGGCTAAAAAAGCGATAGCCGACGAAAAAAAAGGTTTTTCCTGGGAATTTTACGGGGGCGACGAGGAAAAAGCTTATTATGGTTTTTTAGGGGAAATAATTTACGCTGACTATTTCGGGTTACCCCGGCCCTCTCTTATTGTCGGGGACCTGGACCCGGGTTACGACTTTTTGCATAATGGGGTAAGGGTGGACGTTAAAAGCGTTCCCTGGGAAGGAAACTATGTTACGCCTCAATTAATCCTTTTTAAAAGCGATTTAGATAAGGCTTGCGACTGCTATTTCCTTCTTAAAATTACTCAGTACGAGGCTGAACTGGTGGGGGGAATTAAAAAAGACCATGTTAAGCTTATAGCCGAAAAAGTGGATTTTGGTTACGGTCCCCGGTGGGCGGTGCCTGGTGGCTATTTATGCCAAGAACTTGAGGTTTTTGCGAGGAATGAAACCGACGGGAGGTGGTAGAATTGGACGTTTTGAAAAGGGAGCGCTTGGCGAGGTTAGACGCTTTTAAACGCGCTCGGGTTAAGTGTTTGGCTTTGCTTAGCACTTTAGACGCGAAAATAGAACGCTTAGAGGGCCGTTTAAAATGATATTAAAATGATAGTTATTCCTATAACTATGCGGTTATAACTATAAAATCACTTAATAAACCGGGCTATCTTTCGGGCCTTCGCCTTGCTTAAATGCTGGTAAGGCTGAACGCTTTTAAGGTCCTTTGACCCCTTAGCGTGCTGAATGTCCCAAGCGTCCGCGCCCTGCTCCGCCATGCTGGAAAAGCGATTATGCCTAAAAAAATAGGGCGGCCGCCCGGACCACTTTTTAACCCAATAATACACGTTTCGGGCTTCGTGAGGGTATTCCCGGACCTCATAAGCCACCTTTTCCCGGGCCTTGACTTTGACCCGGACCCGCTGGGTTTTACCCGACTTAAAGGCGTAAAAAAGGTATTGCTCGTAAAAATGCTTTAAGGCGAACTGATAAACCTCTTTAATATGCGGGTTGCGGTGGGGTAGCATTAACAGGCTAAACCGACCCCCTTTAAGGGTAGGCACTCGTAAAACCACGTAGGACCCGTCCTTTTTTACGTCCGCCGCCTTTATCTTTAATAATTCGCTGGGGCGGCGGCCAGTATAATACAAAAGAATAAATAAGGCCCGGGCTTGGGCTTGGTGTTGGTGGCTTACTTGCCCTAGCATGCCCTCAAATTGAGGGCGCTCTATTAGGTCTATGTAGCCTTCTTTAACGAAACGGTTGTATTCAGCGTTGGTTATTTTCGGTATTTAATCCCCCCGTTTAATACGCCTTACGGCGGCTTTATCCCCCGTTAAATGAACAGTCCCCAGGTCTACTCTTTCTTTTATGGCTCTCCTTATTCGTTTACACTCAGCG